TTGCTTATACTCCATGTCGCTTAAAATAAGTTTTTGATTTTCAAGAAACTTTAAAGCCTTATCTCTTTTAATTTCAGTCCAATCTTCTGTGATTTCTCTTTCTTTTATCACTTGTTCGCTGTCAATATTGAAAACTGCCCATTTCTCATCTTGATTTTCCCAACATTTAAAAAAGAAGTTCTTTTGTGAGGAATTAGCAATAAATTTACCTCTTGGAGTTGAACTCATCCATATTTGCCCTGCTGTTGTCATTAAAGTTGGCATTGCTGCTTTCCACATTATCTCTGGCATCCCAGAAGCCTCATCAATGTATAAAACATTACCTGTGAAACCTCTTACAGCGTCTCCAGTGTTCCCCACAGGCCGAGAAATGACATGTGCTCCATTTTTTAACCAAACCCTGCTCTTTGTAGGTTTATTCTTTCCTTTTTGAATTAAAGCCTTATGATTTCTTTGTAAATAGTCAAGAATCATAATAATAATAAGTTGTGCTTGGTCTTCTGTTAAAGAAACCACAATAACTTGGTGTTTTGGGTTATTAAGTAAGTGATTAGCAATTTTATGTGAAAATATTGTGGTTTTACCAACTTGTCTGCCTGTATTTGCTAAAATATCACCCTCTGTCTTTAAAATCTCTTTCTGCCAGTTATCATACTTCATTCTTAATTCTAAATTTAGCAACTTTAATTAATTCCTTTGCTGTTCTTTCAGATATTCCCCAATCAGAGCATGCAAGCATAACCAACCTATCATAATCTGGATTTTCAGCTTTTTTAATTGAATCAGCAATTATTCTAATTCTCTCTAATCTCTCTTGCTGTCTTACTTTTATTATATTCATTTTAAATTAAGAAAAAGATAGTTTATAAATATTTGTGTTGTGTTCTGTATAGGCTAGGTTATTTAGTGTCTTCTGATAATTCATTCAAATTCAAGCATGCAGTATAATTATGTCTTAGGCTTTATACAAATGCGCCGAATTTTGCCGGTTAGTTGGTTATGATAGAAAGATACCAGCATACAACACAACGCACTACATCTAAAGCATAAGACCTACTTTAAAGAGAATTAAAGACCCATATACACTGCGGGACAAAAACTCATTATCTCTTAATGATTACTTCCTCACTAATTTTTAACTGCTCTCTGTTGAGATATAATAAATTAATTCATAACCAAAATAACAAAATCACGATTCTTTAAATACTTTTAGGTGATTCTTCAAATAAAAAAAAAGTTTCTGGCGGATGACCCCCCCCTTTTTCCCCCCCCTACGAACGTCGCTACCACTCAGTAACAATAATAACAAAAGAGAGCAAAAAGGCATAAATGTAGTGGCTAAAATACAAATGTAGTGGGTAAGAGAATAGGTAAGTTTCCAGTGGAGAACAGAGGCAAAGAGATAGCAGAGCATTCAAGTTGTGTTTCATACACAACCTCTCTCTATAGAGAGAGCACAGCCCACAGGCTGTGTTGAATGCAGAATTATGCCCCCTAAGGCTCTAATAAGCCCATATTTGAGGTATTTGCGAAATGGATTAGTTACTAAATATTTGCAAACGTCTTGCGTTTGTAAAGTCAGTAAACTATTTAATCCTTTCGCTCTAAGGCCTTCTTTTCAAACTCTTTAGCCTTTCTCACAGCTATCTTCTCAACATACTCTAACTGCTCTTTCCTATGCTCTCTCATCCATTTAAGAAACAATATAGAGCCATTATGTGCAGAAATAACACTACTTAACCTATGATGATTAGGACACAAACTAACCCCATTCATAACATCATACCTTGTAATCAACAACCTCTCAGATATAAGATGATGAGCATTAAGCCTCTCAGCCTTACCACAAATAATACACTTATACCCATCTCTCTTTTTAACAGCCTCTTTCCATTCCTCTAATTGTTGTCTCCCGCTCTTTTTACTATATTTCATAATCATAAATCCCCGTCTTTCAGGGCTGGGCGACTACCTTAGATTGACCCACTAAGGCGTCTTACCCAAAGCACCCGGCCAGATTCGAACCGACCATGAAGCACCACTTCATGTACCAGAAGTGAGTAGTTACCCTCATTTCCTTCTTAGGTGCATAAAATAAAAAATAAAAATTTAAATTATTTTTCTACTGCTAATCCTTCATCTGTGAATGTTCCAGTATATTTTAATCTCATTAACTTTCCTTCTTTCTCTAAAGCTTCTAATACTACTTTAATATCCTTAAAGCTTGTTTCATCATCAAATTTTATTTCCATTTTATTCAAAAGCTTCCTTTGCTTGTTTCACAAGTTTGATTGCTAAAGCCATGTTAGTTATTTCTGCTTGTGTTTCTAAATTTGCTCTTTCATGTAAAGCCACAAAAATATCCTTTGCATAACTTGTATAAACTCCAACTTGAATCTCATTAGGCTTAGACACCTTTGTTTCCTGTGGAACTCCTACCTTTTCAACAACAACTTTATCAATATCCTCACATTCTCCAACAATTCCAATAATGTTCTTATAAACAATATCTTCACCTTTAAAGTTCTGGCCTGGTTTCTCAGTTATATCCATTTCAACAGATTTTCCAATTAGCTCTTGTAGTTTCTCACTGATAACACTATCCCAACAACTCATCCAGCCTTCATTTGTTTGAAACCTTATGTATGGCTTTCCTGCTCCTGTTATCTTATGCTCGAACTTTGTTATCTCTAATTTCTTTCTCATTTTTCGCTTGGTGCTTCTTTCTTGCATGCACTTAGAAACAAAAATAAATCATTGAAGTGTCCTATAAAATCCATTGCTTTGCTTTTAGACATTGATTTCATAATTTCTGTTAATGCTTCTTCACAACTTGTTGCTTCTTCTTTACTAAATTTTCCTTGTGTCATATTTTCTTTTCCTCGTATTTAATTTGCCCTCAGTGGGCTTGATGTCCGATGGACTATGATAAATTCTATATAAAATCTTTTAATAAATTCAATTCCTTTCCAATTATATTTATCTAATGATTTAAGTTCTTGTTTTAAATTCATATTAATTTCTCCCCTGCGAGTTTGTCAATAAACTCACAAATTTCTTTATAATTTACTATTGGAAAATGTTTAAGGCCCTCTTTCAATCTTTTAATAAATTCTTTTACATCTTCTTCTAAATAATATGTTTGGTCATGTCCCCCATGCCAATTATCACTCAAATTAAAGTCTGTCAATTCCTCATAATCTGTATCAACATTCCTATTTCTTACTTCATCATATACTATACTCATTTTTTAACCCTCTCCCGTAGAACTTTCCAAACTAAAAACTCTCTCCAAGTTAAACCAGAATTATCTTTCTTTCTTTTAATATTTCTAAATTCTCCGTCGGTGAGTATGGTATGTATTGATTTCATAATACAACCAACCAACCAACCTTTATAAATGTATTGTTATGTTGCTTCCCCTAATTTGTCAGCTGTGTATTGAAAGAACTGACCTCTCATGTGAGTAACTGCTGCGATTGTATCTTGTGGGTCTGCTGACAATCTTGTGATTCTCCAGAACATAGCCTTATCAGTTGAACTTGGCAAATCAATCCCACTAACTTGTGCAACAACCAAACCATTACTTGTAGCACTTGCAGTTGAAACTATTGTTAAAGTTTCTTGAGCGGCCGCAGTTACATCTTCATTAGCCCCAACCCAAAGATATTCAAACTGCCATTTGCAATTTCCAGGACTTATTCCATTAGCGTGCCATCCAATATTATAAGTAGGCTCAACTGACCTATCCATATCTAAAGGGATTTTAATTGTTCCTGAAACTTGCTCTTGATTTCCTGCAACTGCTTGGTCTGCAAATTCCCAACAACCTGTTAAGCCATCTTCAACAAATGTTGCAGGTTTAGCACCAGGTGCTTTAATTCCATTTGCCCCAACCCATAAATCTTTTTTAACCCTCGCTGTTCCATGCAAATTTAACTCCCCATCTGATTTAAATTCTGCATAATTTATAGGACCCCCAAACAAACCTGTATTTCCTGAAATTTGCAATGCTGCCACAGTTCCTGCGGCTGTTAAATTATTAGCTCTTTTATTAAGAGTCCATGCTGAAGCATCTGGAAACCAAGGAATAGTTACTGTTTGATTTGCCTGCCCTTCAAAATAAAGCATCTCTCCTGTTTGTATTTCATAAGTTTTATTTCCAAACCATGCAGCACCAATAAATGTAACAAATTTCCAGCCAGCCTCAGCCTGAGAATAACAATAAACATATCCCCCGGGAATAGATAATTTTTCTGCAACTTCTAAGAGAGTTTGAGATTCCCCCATCCAAAAACCGGGATTGCTGGCATTATCCCAAATCCAAAAAGGAATAGCAAAATCAAATGAGTCAATTACTTTTAGTTTATTTACTTCAAGTTTATTATAATATCCCTCTTTAGAATGAATAACTTTTCTAATAGCAAAGTCATCTAAAATTCCAGCAGATTTATGACCACCTGTTCCTGGGCCAGTCATCTTAGAAGCCTTACGTATTAAAGGATTTCTCCGAGCCACTTTAAACTCCTTCTACGTGTAGAACTGTTAGCATACCTTCTTGTGAAGTTAAAGCCCAATTATCTCCTGCAGCAACCCAAGCCTGATGTGCTTTGTTAGTTAGGTCAGAATAATATGGGTCTGTGTAAGCATTGCCTGCAAGAGTTCCATCATAGCTACTAATGTCATCAATAGCCTCATCTTCTTCCATAACCCAATGAGAGATTAATTCATCTGTTGCAGGTGTGTTGCCATGAAAATCAGCCTGAATATCTTCTATTGTTAAATCAGTATCCCAATATTTAACATCTGAAATTCCTCCATCAAAGTCTAAAGTTTCTGTTGAGTTCATATCTAAAACTCCGATTGCTCCATGGTCTCCGCCTGTTAAGTCATCATACCAAGCTGTTAAGTCAGTTGAAACAGTGTCTGTAACAGTCATTAAAACACCATCAAGATATAAATAAGGTCTTGTTCCATCATGAACTAAAGCAACATGATGCCATTTGTCTGGTGTTACAAGGTCTTCATCTGTAATAATGTCCCATTGCATAACAGTATTAACTTTACATTGTGCGATTATTTCCCCATCTTCAACAGCTAAGTGCAAATGTTCAACAACACTATCGTCTCCTGAACTTATAATACAATAAGGGCCGCCTAAATCAGAGACTTTAATCCATGCTGTGAAAGTTCCTTTTGTATCATTAGCTAAAACCTGAGCAACAGTGAAAGCATTTATCTCTGCCCAATCATCAGCACCATCACAAACCAAAGCCTTTCTTGGCTTATGTTCTGCTTGAATTATCTTTACATCTCCAGCTGCCATTTTATGTAGAAGTTACGTCCTCCCACGCAGCTGCTCCAGTAGTCCGAGCAGTTATACAAAAAGATAATTTACCTAAAGTTTTATCATAAACCAAAGTTCCAGGCTCTACTAATAGAGCTTCCTTTTGAGCAGTTGTTAGAACAGGTAGTGCTAAGTGTTTAGGGTTTAGAAAATCATTGCTTGCTTGGTCTGGCATCTTTCTTTTTCTCCTTTGATTTAGGTTTAGATTCTTTAGGCTTTTCTTCAACTTCTTTCTTGGGTTCCTCTTGAGGTTTACAATTTAAGAAATAAGTAGTATCAGCATTATTAAGAAATCCTTTTTTAAAATTTTCTTCTCCACGAGCCATCCTACCTTCGTGTGTCATGATTACTTCCTCGTATTAGTTATTTTACATACTTCGTTTGGTGCCTGTAACTGGAACACTCCTCTTTCCCATGCATCTATTTCAGTATATTTTCCAGGCTTTACTGTTGTAACAGTAGTTAAGGCATTTGCAGATTTCCAAACCATACCTTGTTTTCCTACAAGAACAAAAGCTGTATCAACTGCAACAACCTCAGAGATTACAATAGTTAAACCAAGAAGTCTCCCTTGCTGTCCATTAGCCATAACCTTTGATTCATAAGTTGGATGATTAAGAATTTTTGTATTTGAGATTATGTTTGTATAATCTTGTCCATTAACAACAAGATAACCATTTCCATTAAGAGCATCAATACCATCTTCTCTTAACATTTGTATTGCTCTAAGAATATCATAACCTGGGTCTCTGTTTGCTGGTGTTGCACTATCCCATTCATTGCCTGCTGTGATAGCAAATGTGTTCCCGAAGTCTGCTGCACACCCTGCATGAATAGCAGAATCAATTTGATAAATAATTTTTCTACCAATTCTGTAAATCTTTCTTTGTAACATTGGAACTGTTGCATATTGTCCAGCTTCCATAGAGATTAAACTTGTTGCAGCATACTTTTCTATAACAGAACTAACCTTAGTTTCAGTTACATCAACATAAGGGAAAGGTGCAAATTCTGGAACTCCTTTAATTGGTGAGCCTGTTCCGCCATCAGTAGCATCATCATTTGTTTCTCTAAAATATGATTCAGTATAAGAATCAGAAGAATCAACCATACAAAGAGCTTTCCATTTTTCCTCTACTTTAACAACAGCTTTAACTGCTGCATCAATATGCTCTTTTCTTAAGTCTGGGTTTTGTAATTCACTTCCAGCTGCCATTTAAAAATAACTCCCCACTGCAACTCTTACAACTTCAGAAGCTGCCGCTGTTTCTTGAACTTTACCTACTGCTTTACCTAAAACTACATCTGCTTCAATTAATGTTTTAACTAAATTAACACCATTTACAGAACAAATATTTCCCAAGGCCATACCACCACTTGAATCTTTAATATCCCAAATTCCATTCATTGCTACAACAATCTCTGTCTTTTCACTTGCTGCTGTGTGAGTTTCCCAAGCAATACCACCGAAAACATTGTCTCCATCTGAGATTGTAACAGTATTAGGGTCTGAACTTAATTGCATAATAGAGCCAAAAGGGATAAGAGTTCCTGTTGCCACAGTCTTTCTTTCAAAAATAGTTGGTGCCTCAATGCACACCGCTTCGTTTGCCATAATGTAGTGGGTAAAAGATATTATTTAAATGTTTCTATTTTTTCTTTAATTGCTTTTAAAAATAATTCTAATTCTTCAAGCTGTTTTTCAACAACAATCTTATTAGCTTTAGCTTTATCTTGCATTTCTAAAAATGTTTTTTCCTTTTCTTTCCAATCTTTTTTATCCATTTTACAATTTATCAATAGCAGACTCTAAGGCTGTGCCTTTAAAAAATTCTTTAGCTCCTGCTTTTTTCTTTTCTTCTTCTGTTTGCTTTGATGTCTCAACATGACCACCAGCACTTGAACTTAACATTTCGTTTGCCTGTAACTTCTCTTTCTTTTCATTCTCTGCTTTAAGTTCTTCTTTCTCTTTAGAAATTTTAGCAAGAATTTCTTTAGCCTCGTCCACAGGAGAACTTTCTTTTTGTTTTTCTTCATTTGGTTTTTGTTCTTCAGTCATTTAATTTACCCCCTTATATCTTTTTAAATTTAATTTGTGGAAGTGAGAGACCAGCTAAGGCACAGATTGCTCCAACAATAAAAGTTCTCATAGTTCCATTAATCCCATAGTGCATTGCTACTAACTCTATTAATGTTAAACCTGCTATTGCTCCAACAATAATTTTCCAATCAATCGGTTTTTTTATTTTTTTCATTATTCTTCTTCTTCTGTTAGTTTTAATTGTTGTAAAAGTTGTATTTCTGTTGGGTCTTGAGTTGCACCTGTTAAAATATTTTGCTTTGCTTGAAATGCTTTTTCTCTTGTTGCTAAAATTTCTGTTTCCACAGTATTAACATAATCAGAATTAAACCTAAGTTCTGGGGAATTATTTATTAATAACTTTATTCTACTTTCTAATCTCTGAATATTATTCTCTATATCTGTAATTTGTTCTTGTGCAACAGATACAGGAAGATAACCTAATTTAACATTTGTTTCAATATTTGTAATCCTTCTCCTTTCTTTTAAGATATTAGATTTTACTTCTCTTGCATTTTCGCTTGGAGTTTCAATAAGTCCCCCAGCCCATTTTTGAGCCAATGAGCCTACCAAAGGAATAGCCTCTACAAAAGCCCCAAACTTCTCGTTAGCAGTTAAGCCTCTTTCTATTTCTTGTTTCTCTATTTCTGTTAAAGCTACTGTTCTCATTATTTCTGGGGTTAATTCTAAACCTTGAATTGATTTTATTCCTAATGCCTTTTTTAAAGGCTCTCCAAGTATTTTCCTACTAAAGGACATAAGCCCCCCAAGAATAGGTATTCTTTCCCCAAATCCAACAGTCGGGTCTAACTCTCTCCTCTGAGGAGTTTCTTCGGTTATTAATCTCTGTCTTTCAGCTTCCACTATTTCCTCTTGTTCTGCTTGTGCTTGTGCTGTGCCAGCTCTCTCAATCCCTGCTGGTAGTTGAGTTTTAACTGCTTCTCTTTCTAAAGCTGCTCTTATTTCACTGGCAGAGCCACCTAAAAATATATTTCCATCTTTCATAATCCCAGAGGGTTGTCCAGTTTTAACATCTGTAAATGCTTCAACTTCCGGTTTTCCTAAGGTCTCTTTTCTTTCAAGTTCTATTAATTGCTCATCTGAAAGTGGAGAGTTTAGGTGTCTCTTTCTTACATCTGAGATTATAGGTTGTGTTTGTTCTGGTGCTGCAAAAGGGTCTTTAGTTTTTAAGAAATCTGGGATTTCTTTAGCTGGCATTATACAAGTTTTTGTTTCTTTATCCCATCTACCCCCCTTAGATTCACATTGCAGTTGCGCCTTTGATGGTCCTAATGCTTTTCTTATAACCTTTGCTGGTGTAACTTTCCCCAAGGGTGTTGTTGTTTTTCTAAATGCCATTATCTATTGAGCATTGGCTCTACCTCCGCTGGTTGTATTGATGTTTGACCTGTGTTCTTCTCTGCATTCTCTTGGGTCTTTGGGGCTAAACTTGGGGGTCTATTAAATTTAATTCTTATTGCGACTTGTTGCCATAATTCGTTTTCCATATCTAATTGCTCTTTACCATAAATTGGCTCAAATATTAAATGTCCATTAATTCCACCAACCTCAGAAGTTCCGTCAGATGTTGCTATACTTCTTGGAACTCCGCCAGTTTGATAACTAAGATTTTCTACATAAGATAACCAGTTCTGCCTATCTTCTGAACTTCTGCTTGGGTATGGCTCAATCTTTGCTGTGTCCTCTGGAAGTCCAAGCATCTCTCCTTTATTAACAGCTTTTGCTATTTGAGTATTTGCATAAGTTATTTTCCCTGCATTGTTTGTTTTATAATAAACAACTCCCAAAGCCTTATCTCTGTGCTTAATTATTCTCTCATCTTCAAATGCTTCTATCATTGCATCATTAACATTCTTGCTTGATTGAATTTGTGATGTCCCATGTGTTTGGTCTCCAATCTTTTTATTCATTGAATGAAGTATCTCTGTTATCTCTTTCCTAACCCACTTTTTCCCAGACCAGATTTCATAACGTTTAATTCTTGTCCCTTCAAAGACAACCTTTACTCTCTCTGGAGAAATGTTAATTAAATTAACCAGTGTTCCTTTATTATTTCTTTTAATTTCTATAAAAGAATCTCCATTACATAATTTAACGTTTTCGTGATTCCATATAATTGAGTTAAAAGTCTCTTTTCCATTTCCATCAATTTTAGAGAGTATAACTGCCATCTCTCTATCTGGTGTAGTCCATCCTTGACCAAATCCCCATGTGCAAAGAGAATTAATTGGGCTTGATACTTGTGGATGATTAAAATAATAACCAAAGTTCTCTGTGGCTTTATCATAATAAACAAATGTTTCGCTTCCGTCTGAGTTAGCAATATCTAAAGCCATACTCTCTACTATGAAGTTTGGAACTAAATTTGTGAAATCAGTTGTTGTTCCTTTTGCTAAATCTAAGTTTGCCATTTTTTATATCTCCACCACCACAGGTAAATTAACAAATGCTTCACTTCCGACAGTAGTCCATGTTGGGGGAGTATAACCACCAACACTGGGGATTGATAACTCTGACCTGTTTTTTGGGTCGTGTCCTAAATAAGAATTAAAACCTGCTGCCATTGCTGCACTTGTGATTGTTACTCTTATCTTCTCTCCTCGGTTTATGGTTGTTAAAGGAATATCAAACTCACAAGCTCCTCTAACATCTTCTTCTGTGGCTGCCCCAGAAGTTCCAACTATTGTAGATTTTCCAGTGGCAATAGTGGTCTCTCCACCACCAACTGCAACCTTTTTTAATATTGCTGTAAAAGTATTTGAATAAGCATTAGCCCATGCTCCGTTTGTTGTTATTGCTATTGGGAAAGAAAATATGCCTGCTCCTGCAAGAGTTAATGTTTGGTTTATATCAATATCAAAATCTAAATCTAAAGTTCCTGCTGGGGCTTGTCTTGTCCATCCTTTCTGACTATAAATAACACCCTCTGTTAGTTGATAATTATAACTTGCTCCTGTTGCTGGAACTGCTACATCACAAAGATATAATTTTAATATTGCTCTGCCTGAAAGAGCTTCTTGTAATCCATAAGAAATAATAAAAGGTGAAGTTGTTGTGAACTTTGTTAATTTAGGGTCTAATGGCATTTTATAATCCTAAGTCTGAAACTATATCTGACTTTCTTGTTTTTAAATCACTTAGAAAACCTTGCCAAATAGCATCGCATACATTTAATTTAGATTGTGTTGTAGCCAGTCCCCAATTACTTTGGTCTTGATTTATTCCATAAAAGGCTGCTCTGTGAGATGCTATAAGTGCTAACCATTGTTTATTTGCAGCTGTAATGCTTGCATAGTTTGCAACTAAACCAACATTATCTCCAAAGGCTTTTTCCATATCAGACTCTGCAAAATTAATCCATATTGTTATATTACCCGCTAAAATTTGTGCTGCACTTGCTCCTTGCCCGATTGCTAATAATGCTTGTGCCGCTGTGCATAATGTTTCTACCATTATTTATTCTCCCTCATTGACGCAATTAGTTCTTGAATTGCTAAAACCAAAGCTGCGTCTTTATCTTCAAGTTCAAATTCTTTGCCTTTTACTTTAACCTTTGTTTTATTCATATTTTTATTGAGTATACTTTATTATTAAAATGTTTGCTTTTTTCTCCCCATCCTGCATTAATTGCACCCTCTGCTATATGAGTGTAATTTCCAAATATTTTAAGATGTCTCGTCCCTAAACTATCATTTGTATAAGCAAACTGAACAGATTTGAAAGATTGGAAAATATTTGAATCTTCTAACAAATGAACTTTCCCAGTTTCCATTAACATTTTGAAATGAGAATATTTTAAAGTCTTTTGCAGTTTTCTTGTCTTTCCATCTTTGCTCATAATTTGTTTTGAGTTATCAATAGCCTCTGTGATATGTTTAGTGTCGTCATCAAACATAAGCCAATCAAAAACCCCTACCCCAATACCCCCAGAATCTATGAACACCTTAGAAAAATCATAAAGAGCGTTTAACTCTTTGATATGATTAAAGGTTTGAGGTAGAGTAGTTTTTTTTGTGATTTGATTTTCTATTTGATAGAGATGACCTTTTTCTGTTAATTCAAATATTTCAAATGTGCTTTCATCCTCTCCCATACGCGCAACATCAACTCCGAGAAAGTAAATTGCATCTTTCTTAATTTTATCTTTCCTTTCTTCTGTCATGCAAGATTGAATTAACTCATCTTCAAACCATTGTCGCATATCATCAAGAAACATACCAAGATATTCTTGCTTATACTCCATGTCGCTTAAAATAAGTTTTTGATTTTCAAGAAACTTTAAAGCCTTATCTCTTTTAATTTCAGTCCAATCTTCTGTGATTTCTCTTTCTTTTATCACTTG